AACGCGGCACGGGAGGGAAACTAAGAGACGCTGCGATCCACTGGGCAGGGGGTGCGCAGCCGGTAGATGACAAGACGGATGATGACGCCAAGGCATTTGGCTTGATCCTGCCCATTGAGAACAAGCCCTCAGAGCCTGAGGGCTTTGTGGTGTGGGATGACAACTGGGAAACAGTGATGATGTTTCTGCGTATGGGTACGCAGTGGCAGGTGAGCATGGCGGGCTACACCGGGATGAAATATGAAGTGCTACTGGGTGCCGGAGGGATGTTTGAGCTTTATGATGTCAAGGACCGGCGTGGCATGTTGGAAGACCTGCAGATCATGGAGACCGCAGCCCTAGCCGAGCTTCACAAGGAGAGAGCCAATGGCTAGGAACCGGATTGAGGAGCTGCTGGTTGAGCTTAAGTTCAAAGGCGGGGAAGAGCTTAAAAAGATTTCCGGAGGGTTCCGTGAGCTAGCAAAAGCAGCCAATCTGGCTGATGCGGACATTGAAGATGCAAGAGCAAAAATTATTGATTATGGGAAGAGCCTTGGCAATACCAATCAAGCTGTAAAGGGTACGATCCAAGCGCTCAAGGCGCTGCAGGAATCTACGCAGCGCGGTGGAGAGGCATGGAACAAGCTTTCAAGTGATGTCCTTCAGTTTGAGCAGGCGGCTCGACTGACTGACCGGGAAATTGAATTACTGCGGCGCGGAATTGTTGAGGAGGCTAAAGCGCATGATCAGTCAGAGACTTCAATTCGTGCTCATGTAAGAGCTCTCCAAGAGCTTCGTGCTCAGTCTGTACTGGGCGGTCAAGTCAATAGGCAGCTCAGCCAGACCATTGGCCAGCTAACGCAACAGCTAGACCAAGCCGAGCTGGCAAGCCGGGCGCATTTCAGTGCGTTGAATCAGGCGCTTGCGGTGCGACCTGATGCTGTCCTTCGCCAATGGCAGGCATATACGCAAATCCTGCGTGATGTACGCGCCACTGCTGAGCAGGCTGCTGAAGCGCAACAGCGCTTGAATCAACTTGCTGGTGCGCCACGCATCTCAGCTCGTCGTGAACTTGTTGCCAGGGCTGGCATTCAAGCTGATCCCGCTTATCAAGAGCGCTTTGGTCTGGGTGGGCGATCCCTTGAGGCGCTGCCTGATGTGCCGGCAGCTCTTTCTCTGAGACTGCGCGAATTACAGGAAGACCTTAATTTTACGACTCGCAATACAGGCCTGTATATCAGGACCTTGGTTGAGATGGCTGCTGTGCAACGGCAGGCATCTGCTACCACGCAGGGCTTTGCTGCGGCATTGCGTGAGCAGTTGGCATCTGGAGAACTGCCACGCACGCAAAAGAATTTGCAAGAGGTCATTGGCGCTCTGCGGCGCGAGATGGTCGAACTTGATACAAGCACTGCTACTGGTTCGCGTGCTTATGCCGAGAACGCGGCGCAGGTGCGTGTACTGGAGCGTGAGTTAAATCAACTTGCCAATAGCTACCGCAATGTGGCGGACATGGCTGTGCAAGCCGCCACGGCTGAGCGCAGTGCTGCGACGGCACGTGTGACGGCGCTGTACATGAACAATCGCGCTGTGCGCGATCAAGCGCAGGCGATGAGTGAGTTGGGCAATGCAGTGCGTTCTGGCATTGCTGGCACGCCATTGATGCTGCCCGCTGCTGGGCAAACCAGCGCCCCAGGCACTGGATTGCAAGTCAGTGGTGGTGCTCGTATTGGCGGGCCTTCTGGCAATATCCAGAGGGTGCTGACACCTGGCACGTTCCCAGGCGAGCGTCAGCAAGGGCCTGAAATATCGCCTGAGCAGGCAGACAGGAATCGTCGTGCCTATATCTCTCAGATTGATGCTGAGCGCCAGCTTCGGGAGGCAAGAGAAGCTTCTGAAGCGCAGCTGCAGGGCTACAGGGCTGAAATCAGTAAGGCTGCGCAGGCCAATGATGGAAGCATCAACAGCATCCAGCGTTACCGCGATTCGCTTGTAACGCTGCGCAATACGCTCCCAGCCACGGGCAACGAATTCAGGAAGTTAAGTTCTCAAGTTGAGAGGTTGGATGCGCAGCTTGAGCGTGCGCAACGCCGCCGCCGTCGCTTGAGCGCCATGGAGGCCACTCAAGCGGCTGGCGCTGTCATCAGTGGCGGCATCTTTGGTGGTCCTGAGGGCGCCATTGGTGGCGCAATCGGCACAGCAGTTGGCGGCGTGCCTGGCGCCTTTGCTGGTGCTGCCATTGGTGCGCAGGCAGGAATGATTCGGCAATCGCTGGGTCAGATGGCAGCTTTCACGGCTGAAATCGACAAGCAGCGGATTGCTCTGCGCAATGTGGTCGGCAGCCAAGCTGAGTACGAAAAGAGCTTGCAATTTATTGATGCCACTAGCCGCCGACTGGCGATTCCTCAGGATCAGTTGAACAAACAATTCACTCAACTATCGGCCAGCGTGATTGGGGCTGGTGGCAATGTTGACGCCGCCAAGTTGGCATTCGAGGGGATTGCCGCTGGTATCCGTGGCACGGGTGGCAACTTGAATGACATGGAAGCTGCGTTGCGGGCCACAGCGCAGGTGTTTAGCAAGGGCAAGGTCAGCGCTGAAGAACTGCGGCAGCAAATTGGTGAGCGACTCCCTGGTGCGTTCACGTTGTTTGCCCAATCAATTGGGAAAACACCTCAGCAGTTGGACAAGCTGCTGGAAAGCGGTGAAGTCGGTCTTAATGACTTCATGAAATTTGTGCAAGCATTGAGCACCCGTTATGGCAGTTCTGCAAATGAAATTGCAGCCAGTAGTCAGGCTGCCGGTGATCGAATCCAGGTCACCTTCGCCCGATTGCGAGAAGCGGTTGGGCGTGAGCTGCAGCCAGTTGGGGCGCAGTTCCAGGAGATTGTTTCAAATATCTTGATTGAGAATGAGCAAAATATCATCAATTTTGCTACAAGTATTGCTGCTATCGCAAAAACCATTGCTGATAATTCTGGAGTAATTGTAGAAGGGCTTAAAGCTTTGCTGGGGTTGGGTGCAATAGCAGCCGCAATTCCAATTGCAACAAATGCTGCGGCGGCCTTTGTCAAGGTTTCTGCCGCTATCGCGCAAATGGGTGGCATTGCTGGCACGGCAAGTCTGGCTGTGCAAGGGCTGAAAGCTGCATTGCTTGGCGTATCGCCATTTGGCTGGGTGGCGGCGGGAGTTGTTGGCCTGGGGTTACTTGGCAAAGCAGTTTATGACACCAATGAAATCTTCAGGAACTGGGTTGACAACATTGGGAATGTTGTTGCGGGAGACTTTAGGCGTAGCATGGAGCAAATTAAAGAAGATGGTCAGACGGCTGCGAGTGATGTCGGACAAGCTTTTGAAAACTTAGGGGACAATCTCTCTCCAGCCGCGTCATTCATTCAACAATTGTTTGATGATGTTTTTGGTTCTGTATCTCAGTCTGGCCAGATAAGCGCTGAAAATACTGACAGCGCTTGGGCGGACGCTTTCTCGAACATGCAGTCCAATGCTTCGGTGGCGTTTAATGGATTGAGTAGTCTTATCGCCAATTGGTGGCAGAATTTGCCTGCGCCAATTCGCAGCATTTTGGGTGGGAATACTGCGAGCCTGCTAGCAGGCGCAGCTCAGTATGCCGCTGGAGCTTCCAGTCGCGCCGCGCAGGGCGGGCCTGTCGGCACTTTTGGGGACACTGGTGGATTTGGGCGCTATGGAGCACCCGGCTCTCAAGTTCGTTTTCGATCTACGCGAACAGGTTCTTTTAATTTTGGTCGAGGTGCAGGCGCAGGCGGCGGCGCGGGCAAGGGTGGAGGAAAGGGCGCTAAGGGGCCAGAGAGTCGCGCAGCTGAACTGCGAATTGAATTGAACTTAATGGATCAATTGCTTGAGGCTGAATCGCTAATTTCTCAAGCGAAGTTAGTTGGCGATGAGCGTGAGGCCGCAATCCTGCAAACGCTTGTTGCTCAAACGAGATTGACATCCGAGGCAGCAAAACTCGATCTAGAAAAAATTCCGGCCAAGGATAAAGAGCTAAGGCTTGAAATACTTAAAAAGCAATCAATTCAAGAATCCGCAAAACTTGCTTTTGCCCTTGCCGAGCAAGAGAAGAAAGCAAATGATGAGTTAAAAAAATCAATGGAAACCGCATCCAAGCAAATGGCGGAATTTAAAGATCGTGCTTCTTTTGAGCGTGAATATGGTGAATTGATTGCGCAGGGGACCTTGCCAGCTACAGCAAGACAGTATCTTGAGACCAGGAAAGTGGTTGAGGAGACAATTCGCGCCGCAGAGGCAGCGCTTGTCAAGGCTCAGGCTGATGGCGCTTCTGCTGATGAGATCGAGCGGCAACGCAAGGAACTTGAAAGAATTAAGGGCGAGGGCAAGGCTGAGCAGGATCGTATTGCTAGCAGTGACTCTCCCTCAACAATTATTGGCGCCGAGATTGAAAGGATCCAGGGTGGATTGAATGAGCTGCTTAATGTTGGCAATCAGGTCGTCGGCGCCGCCACCGCGATTGGCGATGCATTTGGCAATGCATTCAAGGGCGTCATTACCGGCAGCGTGAGCGCTAAGGAAGCATTGGCTGGCTTCTTCAGCAGCGTGGCCGAGTATTTCGCTGACATGGCGGCCAAGATGATTGCGGAATGGATCAAGCTGGCGATCTTGAACACGATTGTAAGGATCTTCAATCCCATCGCTGGCGCTGCAGCGGGTGGAGCTGGGCTCTCTGATTTGTCTGCCCCCGCTTCAATCAATAATCCTCTGGGCGTCTTGAATGCCAACGGCAACGCCTTCGCGCAGAACGGAATCGTTCCTTATGCCAAAGGAGGCATCGTCAACAGCCCAACGCTGTTTAAGTTTGCTCGTGGCAGCGCCATGGCTACAGGAGTCATGGGTGAAGCTGGACCTGAAGCGATCATGCCACTCAAGCGCGGTCCAGACGGCAAGCTTGGGGTTGCGGGGGGTGGCAGTGGCGCAACCACTGTTAATGTCAGTGTTGATGCCAAAGGCACACAGGTGCAAGGCGACTCTGCACAGGGCGCTGCGTTGGGCCGTGTGATTGCCGGCGCAGTGCAAGCCGAGCTGATTAAGCAGCAGCGCCCTGGTGGCTTACTTTCGGGAGGTAGGTAAAGCATGGCCACATTCACCTACGCCCCTGACTTCCCGGTGCAAGAAAGCACTAAGCCGCGCGTCAGCCAAGTCGTTTATCCCAGTTACGAGCATCGCACAACATTCGGCCTCAATCCTTTGCAGGACACCTGGGAGCTGACATTCAGTGGTCGCACCAGCGCTGATCGTGATGGCATTTATAGCTTCCTTCAAGCGCGTGCTGGAACCGAACCATTTCAATGGGAGACGCCATTTGGCGAGACGGCAAGTTTTGTCTGCCCTTCGTGGGATACAACGCTTGACTCTTGCAATTACAGCACTATCAGCGCCACGTTTGAATTGCAGTATTTGCCAGAGGGCCCCAACCTGACATTGCCTGCAGAGCCAACTGTTGCATTTTCTTGGATACCAGAATTCTCGGCCAAGCATTCGTTTGATAGCCGCGCACAGGTCACCACATTTGGAGATGGCTACCGCCAACGCATTGCCTTTGGCTTGCAACCGCAAGAGGAGACTTGGACGCTTGCATTTGATAACCGAACAAATGCTGAGCGCAATCAAATCCGTGATTATCTGCGCGGCGCTAAAGGCGTTACAGGATTTGCTTGGACGGATCCAAGGAGCGGTCAAACGGCTAAATTCGTCTGCAGCGAATGGAGTATTCAATACATGAACTTCAATAACAACAGTGTTGGCGCAACGTTCAAAAGGGTATTTGAACCATGAGCGCACCTGCACTGTGGCAAGCTAGTTACGCCTACAACGTCGGTGATGTTGTACAGGCCACGATCCCACCAGCGACGGGCTTCTTTTTCCGTTGCACGGTTGCCGGTACAACTAGCGCGACGGAACCGTTCTGGCCGACGGTTATCGGTAATACCACTGTCGATGGCACTGTCACATGGATGGCGGTTACCATCCTGTCGGGTGATTTTCAGTCGCCCAACCCCAGCGCGATTATCGAGCTGTTTGAGTTGGAGCTGGTCACTGCTATCCACGGCAGTAACGAGATTTATCGTTTCCACTCGGGTACCAGCTTGGTCAATAACGGTGATGTAATCTGGCGTGGCAATAGCTACCTAAGATTTCCGATTGAGGCCGATGGGTTTGAATACAGCGGCCAAGGGACATTGCCACGGCCAAAAATTCGTGTCAGCAATATTTTCGGCACAGTTACGGCAATCATCCTCAGCCTGCCGGTTGGGCTAGAAGGCGCCAAGGTAACGCGCATCCGCACGCTGGCTAAATATCTTGATGCGGCCAACTACCCACCCAGCGGTGACATCCTTTTACTTGAGGATGGTGATGCGTTGCTGCTTGAAGATGGCGGTAGTTTCCTGCTGGAGCCAATCAATCCTAGTGAAGATGGCAGCGCCGAATTTCCGCGAGAAATTTATTATGTAGATAGAAAGAGTGCGGAAAATCGCAGCCTCGTTGAGTTTGAACTGGCAGCTAGTTTTGACATTGCTGGCGTGCGAGCACCCAAGCGCCAGTGCATCGCCAACTTGTGCCCATGGACCTACCGCTCTGCTGAATGCGGCTACACCGGCACCAATTATTTTGATGCTGCAGACCAGCCAGTGCTAAGCGCATCTGGTGACGTATGCGGCAAGCGACTCAATAGCTGCCACCTGCGGTTCGGGCAAAATGCTGAATTGCCATTTGGTGGCTTCCCTGGCGTTGGTACATTCAGCGGATGACCATGATCTGGCGCGACGCAGCACTGGAGCACGCCAAGGCGGAACAACCCCGCGAGGCCTGCGGGTTGCTGGTGGTCATCAAAGGCCGCGAGCACTACATTCCATGCCGCAACCAAGCGGCAACACCAGACCAGATGTTTGTGCTGTCAACTGAGGATTACGCCGCAGCCGAGGATCAAGGCGAGGTGTTGGCCATCGTCCACAGCCACCCAAGTACACCACCGCATCCATCACCAGCAGACCGCGCCGCATGTGAAGCCAGCGGCTTGCCTTGGTACATCGTCAACCCCAACCTAGAAGCCTGGGGCGAATGCAAGCCATGCGGCTACAAGGCGCCATTGATTGGCCGCGAGTGGGTGTGGGCAGTGCATGACTGCTGGACACTGGTTCGTGACTGGTATGCCGAGCAGGGCATCAAGCTACGCGACTGGGAGCGCTGCGCCAACCCAGAAGACTTTCAAGCCAAGCCGTATTTTGATGATTGCTGGAAGGCGACAGGTTTCCGCGAGTTGCTGCCTGATGAAGAACTAGAAAAAGGTGACCTGCTGTTCATGAGCATCAGCAGCCCTGGCCTGAACCATTGCGCCGTGTACCTAGGCGATCAGATGATGCTTCACCATCTGCAAGGACGGCTGTCATCTAGGGATATTCTTGGAGGTTGGACCCTAAAATGTGTCGGAAGGAGGTTGCGTCATGCTGCGTAAGATCAAGCTGTACGGCGCCCTCGCTAAGTTCGTCGGCCATCGCGTACTGGAAGCAGATGTCGCCACTGCTGCTGAGGCCGTCCGTTTTCTAGTGACCAACTGGCCAGAGTTAGAAGCCCATATGGCGCAGCAGTATTACCGCGTCCATACCGCTGGCGAAGACCTGGCCCTCGATGACATCCACAACCCGATGGGCCGTGAAATCGAAATTATTCCAGTCATTGCCGGCGGGGGCGCAATTGGAAAAATTTTGCTGGGGATTGCCTTAGTAGCTCTGGCTTTTGTGCCTGGCGTTGGTTGGGCGGCTGCCGTAGCAGCGGCGGGCGGCAAAGCTGCAGTCGCTGCTGGCTTCACCGTTGTTGGAAAAATTTTGTTCAGCGTTGGCTTAAGTCTTGTTGTGGGCGGCATCTCACAGGCTTTGACCCCAACGCCCAAAACCGACCAAGACGAAGGCGACCCCAAGAAAAGTTTCAGCTTTAGCGGCATCCAGAACACCACGCGGGCTGGTGTGCCGGTGCCCGTGGTTTATGGCGAGATGCTGGTTGGCGGCATTGTCGTTAGCGCTGGCGCTGACATTGTGCAGGTGTCAGGCGTATGAGCATCTACGGTGCTGGTGGTGGTGGCAAGGGTAAAGGCGGCGGCGCCTTTCGTAAGTCCACAGAAGCGAAGGACAACCTTGATTCAACGGCTTACGCCAAGATCGTTGAGATCCTCAGTGAAGGTGAAATCGAAGGATTTGCCACGCCATCACGCTTGGGGCTAACGCAAGGCACGACGCAATACATGAATGCGTCGATGAAGGATATTTACTTCAACAAGACGCGGCTGCTTAATGCCACTGCCGACAACACACTGCCGCAGGAATCTGACTTTAACTTTCAAAACGTCACCGTCGTGACCAAGTTTGGCACGCAAAGCCAGGCCTATGTGCC